TCTGGATTTTCAACAATGTAGCCATAAACTCCATAGACCAATTTAACAAGTTCATCCCATGTGTTGTGATAGCCCTCATTGAGTTGTTGATTGTAGGTGTTTGTGCCGATGTTAAAAATTGGAAAGTCAATGTCCCGAAAGGTGTCCACTTCATCCCAAGCTTCCGGCCCATAGTTTGCCCAAGTTAGATTGCGATTAAGATTCTCCCACAGAAACAATTTTGAAAGAGTCTCTATTTCACTAATCCATCCGTCAGTGCCTTGCTGTGCATCTTGGTCTACATAAAATGTGGTGTTTTGCAAAAGTGAAATGCTGGAAGTGATTGAGAATTGCCACTCCAAAACAAATCCCGTCAGGCCATAACTGCGGTACTGGCTTGTACGGTTGGTTACATTGCCAGCCTGTAAGACTGCCCAAGCGCCGATGGAATTGCGGCACTCTATTTGCACCCATGACCCTAGCTCAATGTCTGGGATTACATCCTCATCGAATAATAAAGTCAATGTGGTTTGCGCTGGGTAAGGTGCGCTTATGTATTCCGATGTACCTCTGGAGATGTTGATACTGTAATCCACCATGGCTGTCACTTCGGTCATTGTGGCGCTGTGATCTGTGTTTGGCGGTAAGGTCATGACCCTTATCTCGGGAGTAAAATCGGTCATGGCATCGCGCCAGCCAAGTTAATCGGCCCACTGATTCTGCTCTGGGTCTGGAGTAGGCGCTCAATGGATCTACGAGCTGACGCGGCATCTACTACGCCATTGATGTTGATGACGGTATTGCCGCCCATGCTTGATGATGCCTTTTGGATTGTCCCTGCACCAGATGGAATGAATGTCTCAGGCCCAAACTCTCCAACCCGATAAGCTTGTCCACCCTTTACAAAGCCACCAGCGGCCATGCCGGGAGTCTCGGTTAATTTGTCCCAAATCTTGCCACGAATAAACTCGCTTGGCAGGTACTTTAAGAATGGCTTTATCTTGCTGTAAGCATTGGACAATTTGGTGATTGCTGTGGCGATGCTGGTGATAGCGGCAGCCGTTGATTCTAAAGCGGTTAAACCATTATCGGCTTCGCTGCTAGTCATAGCCCCGAACATTGTCTTGAATGCTTCAGTTAAATCTTTTAGACTTTCGCCAAGTTTAACGCCGCCAGATTTACCCTCAAGATCATTGGACAATGCTCTGACTTTATTGCTCAAGCCCTTTTTCTGATCCTCGCCACTAAAGCCAATGGCCACTAAGTTCACTTGCTCTAGTAAGTCTTTAAGAATCGGGATGGCCTTTTGACCGATGCCCTCTTTCATTTCGCCCCAACGCTCGTTGAGTATGTTCAACTGGCCTTGATAAGTTTCGGTATTGGCTTGGGCAGATCCGCCGAAAGTGTCTGTCAGCTCTTTTGTTGCTGCCTTAAAATCTTTTGTTTTGATAATGTTTTCATCAAGTGGAATGCCAAGTTTTTTAAGTGCAGATAAGTTGCCGCCATAGGCCTTACCTAATGCAGTGGCTACGGTCTCAAGATCCTTACCTGTGCCAGCTGCAATGTCAATTGCCAGGTTGTTCAACTTCTGGGCTTCGGTAACATCCTTAGTTCGCCGAGCTAGGATCTCAAGTGCCGGGCGTAGTTTGGTGTCTGAGATTCCATACTGTAATTGCTGTTTGGTGATGTAATCCTCAGTGGCTTTGATCTGATCGTCAGTAGCATTGGTTACATTCTTAAGTGTTGTGGCAAGTTTCTTTTGACTGACTTCATCCTCGATGGCAGCCTTAACCCCATCAACACCGATCTTGATAGCAAAAGCGCCAGCCGCCAGAGCAGCCCCAGCAAAAGCCTTTGCAGCTACTTTGCCGTAGCCTTTCATCTTGCTAGAAAATGACTTGGTGTCTGTATCTGCCTTACTTAGACTCTTACCAAACTGACTCACATCTGCCAGCAGATTGAGTTTCATTGTCCTGATGTTTGCCATTAGTTATTTTTCCCCCACTTTGCAAAGACTTTTTCCACTGCGGCGATCCACTTTGCCGTGAGTTCTGGTTGATTGGCCTTAAGCGTTGGGAATATCCAATAGCCCTTGTTACCTCGACCCTCACGATCTGTGCGAGGTGGGAATCTAAAGCCACCATTCGGGAATGCGTTTAAATTGCCAAAGGCGTTTCTATCGCCACCAAACTCATTGCCAAACAATAACTGGCCAGCATTAGCGCCGCCCGATACACGCCCTTTAGATCCGCCAATGGTCACACTTGGAATGCGGTCACGATTACCCCGGACTGTTCGAGCGACAATGGCAGCTTGTTTAGGATAAACGGGATGAGCAAAGCCAGCCTGCTGAATGCCTTGAGCCATCCACATAGTTATGGCCTGCACATCATCTTTCAATTCTGTGTTGGCTTCCTTGTCCAATGTGTTTAAGGCTTTAAGCAAACCTCGGAGATCTTTCATGTCGGGCTGGATCTTGACTGTCTCTCTAGTTTCAGCCATGTCCATTCCTTTCTGAAATCAGCGTGACTGCTGTATTGATGTCTGCGAGCGACCACTGCATGAGATCTGCCATCGGGATTCCCGTTGATACGGCGATCCTGACCATGAGATCCCTCAGCTGTCTTTTGGGCTTTCCTCTATCACCTCGAAAGAGTCAAACTCATTAACAACCCATGCTTGCTGGCTTGGCAGTTTGGTATGCCCAGCAGCCTTGGCGGCCTTGTAAAGCATGCAAGTAATCACATCAAGTGATCCGTTGCCCATCTTTTCTGCCGCTTGACTTACTGTGTAGCCAAGTTCGCGTTCGATCTCGACCCACAGCCAAGCATTGTCATCGCTCACTATGTAGTTATTGCCCTGTTGTGTTATTACTTTGTATTCCATAATGGTTGCCCTGTTCCTTTTCGTTAGGCTCTTGCGACTGTTCCATCCTCAACAACAAAGCTGAGAGATGTGGTCAATACATCGGTAGCAGCGCCGCCGACTGTTGGGAATACCGGGAACACATTCCCAGTGAAAGTGTCACCATTGACATCGAAACTGAATGCCAGTGATGTATCTGGTGCAGAGTTAGCCGCATCCCATAATGCTGAGATGATGCCAGCAGATGCGCTGTCATCTAGGTATAGTTCCACATTCAGTGTGGCGGTCTTATCTACAGTCTTGTAAGCGCGACCCGATAGGACTTCTAGAACCTGCTGATTGTTTTCGCGCTCTAGTGTAACTGTTGATGCTTGGTCAGCGTATGACACAGAGTTGATGCTCAAAGTCAGATTCCGACCAGTTATGTATGTTGCTGGCATGACTTGCCTTTCTAGTTGGTTGTGACCATCTCTATGCTGAGTTGGCTGATTAGCATGTCGGCGTTTCCGATCTGCTGGACTTGGGGTTGTGACCATCCGCCTAACATCGAGATGTTATTGGCAAGTAGATCCGTTACTGACAAAATTAAGGTTTCCAAGTTTGCTAAGGCCGCTTGGTTATCGGCTGCATTTACAATGCAAGTAATGTCAAAGCGCACATGGCAACGAGCGCCACCGATTGCGCCAACTGTGATGTAAGGCGATCCCGGCACAAGCACAATGGCTGGCGGTGTGATGTTTTCATTCGGCCATGCGTAAACAACCCGACCAGCAGCTGCAAGAGTTGCGGCAAGGTTAGCGCGGTAGGTGGCTAGATTAGCCAAGATAGCCCCTAGTGTCTAGGTGCTTGCCTAGTAATCCTGATACCCGAGTAAGCATAGAACGGCCTAGGCGGTACGGTGCTGGGCTTTGGAAGTCCACACCTTGCTGGCCTAGTGTGCCTGTGCGAGTGATCCAAATGTCGCAAGCAACGGCCATAGCAGCTTCTCGGACTTCTGGTGTGGTGTCATAGAGCGCGGCTTGGCTGGTCAATACGGCTCGGCCATTTGGAATAACTGAGCGCTTAGTAATGTCTGCGTTAGTGATTGCAGCTTCAAAGAATGTCACGCCATACTCATCTACGCCCGTAGCTGTGACTGTGCGTGATCCGTTAAAAGGTGAGCCACAGTTGCTGACCGTCAATGCTTGGCCAACTACAAAGGTATTTTCATAGCAATAAAACTTCGCCACATTACTGGTCAAAGATACGCCCTTGATTGCTACATCATCAAAAATTAAGTACGACAGAATGATGTTCTCGGCGCTGTCTGCTACCGCCTGGACAATAGCATCGGCATAGATGTCACCAATGCCTAGTACCGCTTTGAGTTCGCTCAAAGTGATCAGTGCCATTTCATTGTCCTAACTTGTAAGTGTGTGGGGGACACAGGGCCGCATCCCCCACACTTCTAACTAACTCTGACTTAGGTCAGGTTAAAGCGGCGAACGCCACCGGCAACCAAAACACCTACGGCTAGGTAGCCGTATAGCATTGTTTCGATTTCGCCAGATGAAACTACATTGGTGCTCATGCGTAGGATCGGGCTTTCGTAAATTGCAACTGACGATGGAACAACGATGAACGCTGACTCGTCAATGCTTGTGGATACTGCGTTGCTATCTACATACAGATCCAGTCCAAGCACATTGCCGCGTAGCGACTGTGGGCCAGCCTGTCCAGCGTTGTTCTGTGGGTTGTATGCGTTGTAGATTGGGCGGCCACTTGAATCCTTAGCGCCAAGTAGCAATGACCACTGGGATGTACCAGCGATGTATGCGGTTGCAAGTTCGCCAGTTGCTAGGTAAGCGGCAGGGGCTTCGGTGGATACATACGAGATGATGCCATCGGATGATGCTGCTGTTGCTGTTGCCTGTGTTCCGCCAGCAGTTAGCGCTGCGATTACAGCTGCATCCGTTGCCTTGTTGTAGGCGCGTGTCATGTTATCGACCATTGCCTGGAAAAAGTCTGGAGATGAGCGCTCTAGGATTTCCACAGAGTAACGCTGCATACCTGCAAACTTGTTCACATCAAGATTCACATAACTGGAAACAATGCCAGTCTCAGATGGTGCAGCGCCCTCGTTGGTATCTGCCACCGTACCTGCTGTTGTGATTTTCGGATGTGAGATGACCATTCCCGAAGCAGTTATGGCGCGTGAGCCAATTGCATCGATTGCTGGGCGTGATCCGATTGTGGTGTCGACAACTTGATTCACATACTGCACTGGCGTAAACGCTGGGTTAGTCGAGAATGAGTCATCGGCTGCCATAACATACTGGGCTGAATCTTGCGATCCCAATTTGGCTTTGATGCTGTGCTCCAGGTAAGTTGCCTGGCTGTTGATTGGGCTACGCGGTTTCACATAGGCCACTGGTGCTGCGGCATGAACAACCGCTGCTGCGGTCACTTCATCTGCCACTGGTGCGGTTGTTTCTTCCACTTGTATCTCCTGTGGGTTTTCCTCTGCGGTGGATTCCGCTTCGGTGGTTTCTGGGTCATCTGATTCACTAGCTGCGACATCAGAGATTTGGGCATCCTTAAATGCTGGGTTAGTTACATGGGCCACAGCTTCGAGATTGGCTGATGATACGACCATCACGCCTTTCTCTATGGTGTATTCATTCACATTGGCTTCGATGCTAAAGGCTGGGCGTAGTCCCTCGGATGCTTCGACTAGTGCATCATTGCCAGCACCCGTTGGCGCGATCTTGAATGCCATTGAGATTCCAGCCGGGCTAATCTCCTCGCTGCCAGCGATGCCGCGACCCAATGGGCGTGTGCGGTCATGTTCCATGTTTAAGACAATTTGGCTCGGATCTATTTCACCGAACGCGCCAAACTCAAAGCGGACTGGGCCAGCGGATGTGTTTCCCACTTTGGCAAAAGGTACGACAAGGCCCTTGATGGTGCGTGTCTCTGTATCGGCGGCCAATACCTGGCCTTGGAAGTTAAGTAGCATTTGGGTTTCCTCTCGGGGCTAAGTCCATTTCCTCACGCGCTTCATCTACATTTATGATTCCAGCTGCAAGCATTTTTTCGAGAACTTCGATCTGTTCAAGTGGGTTGCCCCGTAGGTAATCGTCAAGATCAAACCTGACTTCTTGGCCGCGTGGCGTGATGTCATTCATGGTCAGTCTTTCCTCGATGCAACTCATGAATGGCTTGAGTGAGAAGTCCACTAGGCTTCGGCGCTCTTGGCTTACATTGGAGTAAGTCGCGCTGGCGCTTTCGGCGTTGATGTACCAGGCAGGGATGTTACACATGCGAGCAATTTCGGCAGCTGTGTTCAGGCGTGATTCGGTCAGCTGCATCTGTCCAGCATCGTAGCCAAAGGTAGTTACATCCAACGGGCCTGAAAGGTAGGCAGTGGATCGGGTTGCCCGGGCTTGCTTCCACTGAGCCAGCAAACTAGACACCTGCTCTGGCGGTAAGTCCACGCCGCTATTCTTGATCACCATTGTTGGGTTTGGCTCGCTGGCCATACGCTGAACGGCTTCTTCTAGCTTTAAGGCTGTGGAGATTGTGCGGCCACCACGATTGAGAATGCCCTCGTCAATTCCGCTAAACATAATCAGTGAGCCCACACCACTCATAGGCATTAAGCCGCCCTCGATGTAAAAGCCATTTACAATTTCTTGGGTATTCAAGTCAGTTGTGAAAGTTACTCGGGTCGGGTCGATGCGCCGGGCCTGTGTTGGTCGGCCATCCTCGGGACTAACTTCCAACACTTGCCAGAATGAGCGACCATGAAAGAGTAGATCCTCGACAGTCCAAGCCATTGTCACTGCAAGTGGGATTGCTGGGTCTGGCTGTTTTAGGATGGTGCGGCCTTGGACTCTTTGGCCTGTTACTTCGTTGTAGGTATACATGCCTAGAGTCGAGATTGTGCCAGCAATAATGTTTCGCGCTCTTGCCACTGCTGGCACTTGCATCGCACTAGAGCGATCAACTCTGAAAGTATTGAAAGGCGTGAAGTAGGCATCCTGATAGAACGGGATGGCGATACCTGCCCGAGCTTCGATCTGTGGCTTCTCGGTGGGTGTGCCCAGCAAAAAATCTATAAATCCCATTCTCGCATTACACCACACTAAATTACATCTGTGTAATTTTGTCCGCCGTTGTCCGCTTTAAGAGCGTGTTGTCCTACGACTGACTGGCGAGTCCTAGTGGTCTTGATCCCTCTTTGATCGCCAGCCAGTCTGTATGAGAACCCAAGGCAGGGTTATGCACTAATGATACTCACACTTTGTTGCGGTTCAGTTGCGTGACCCACTGCCATTACCAAAGCAATTGCAGCTGTAATCGGCACTTGAGCAGCGCGGCGAGCAATACGCCAGCCCCCATCCGATGCCGGGCGGCGAGCGCAACTAACTAAATGGCTGTGCATTGTCTCTTGGGCTGGGTGGAATAGTTGCCTAGACTGCATTGCATTCATGGCTTGATCGCACATGATCGAGAATCCAGCAGAGTTCCAAGGTGTCGGCGCTGTTGGGATTCCAGCTTGAGCAAGTCTTGGCGCGATGTAGCCAGCAGTGTTGGGATCATAGGCCAGCACCCTTGGGCGATAGCGCCGAGTGAGCGCGGCTATTTCCCCAGCCAGTTCCAAGTCGTTGATGCCCCCCTCTTTTTTCCATTCGTGCAGGAATACCCCATAGCCATTTTCCCTTTGTTGCAATGTGACAAGACAAGCCAATTCGCGGTT